GCACAGGCGTCTGCGAGCGAGATGAGGGCGTCCTCGACGACCTCGCTCGACATCCGGCAGGCCACGGCGAGCTTCTTCGCCGTCAGGCTGACGTTGCCGTAGGTCGGCTCGCTCTCGGTGATGGCCGAGCCTTCACCGATGAAGTAGGCCGACGTGCCGGTGAGCCGCTTCGGGATCACCATCGTGTCGCGGGTCATCGACACCGTCTCGACACCGCTGGCAGCGAACGTGCCATAGGTTTCGACCAGACGAATCACGCGATTGGCGAACTCCTCGGGCACGAGTGCGCCGCCGGAGGCGTTGCTGTTCTCGTTGAGGGCGCGGTTCTGGACGCCGTGATCCTGGCACCACCGGAGGTCGTCGGCGTTCTTGAACACGTTGCCGCGAATCCAGCGGCCCATCTTGTATGCCTGCTCGACGGCCTCGGGGCCGTCGTTGAAGGCGCGGAGAGTCGTGTGATGCGGGTAGATCGCCCGAATCTCGGTCTTCCGCTCCTCGGCAGCAGGGGCCGCGAGGGGGGCCGGTGCCGGGGCGGCCTTCTCGACCACCGCACGGAGTTCAGCCTCCTTCGCAGCGAGCTTGCCCTCGAACTCGAGATCGGACTTGACCTTGTCGGCCTCGTCGGAGAGCTTCCGCAGCTCCGAGGTCTGGTCCTCCGAACGCTCGGCCACATCGGCCAGTTCGTTCATCCGAGCGGCCAGAGCCGCAGCACGATCCTGAAGACGCTTGAGGTTGCTCGCCATGTTCGGCCTGCTCCTGACTGAGCCGGCCTGGCGTGCATGAAGGATGCGCGACGGCCGGCGGGTGGTTGTTCCCGCAAGCGCGCCGCGCCTTGAATCCTCAAAGCACTCGCACTGCTCTCGCGACATCCATCGCGAGCGTTGTATCTACCTGTAGATTAGCGTGACTGACGCACGCCGTGCAACGGAGTCAAGAGGATCGCAGCCTTGAGCGCCGCCGCCTTGCCGACGTAGTCGGTGGTATCGACGGTCACCTCGACTGCGCGATCCGACTCGGCGTCGAGTTGCTTGACCTTCCTGGCGGCGAAGTTCTTCGCCGGCGTTCCGCCCCACAGAAGCCACGCTACGAACCCCGGCTTCTCAGCGCCCGGCGTGTCCCAGCCAGGCGACTTGCTCGCCGACTCGTGCCTCGCGAACCACGCATTCATCTCGCGAACCCAGTCGCTGTTCATCTCATCGCGTCGGGCGAGGCGATTCGCGCGGGCCACCGTCTCAGGCTTCAGCCCGTCGCCGCTCTTGCCTTCCTCGTGAAGCCGCAGGCCGCGCTTCGCCGCCGCCGCCATGCCGGCCGTCGGCTTCAGGCTCACGGCGCGTTCGTCGTCTTCGACGACATCGGCGACATCGGCGTGAGCCGACAGCTCCGACATCCGCTTGGCGACGAAGAAGTCGCTCTCCTCCCACTGGCCGTCATCCGACTCCCAGAGGCGGATCAGCACGGCAGGATCGTCGGCCGTCGCCTCCATCGGCTCCTCGGAATACTCGCCCAACTGACCGTCAACCATGACGTGCTCGACGCGGCCGACGCCGCCGTCCCACGCCACGAAGTCGCCTGAGGCGTACATCACCGTCTCGGCGCGAGCCTCGGCCGCAGGAGGTTCCGCAGAATCTTCGACCACAGGGATATCCGCTCGCTGCTCATTCGCCATCTCCAGGGCACGCTTGCTGACGTAGGTTTCGGTCGCCAGGTAGGCCGGGGTGTCCACGGGGCCGGCATCGCCGAGGAACGAAAAACGCTTGATGCGGCGGATCATCCGGCCGTTCACGTCCTTCGACCACGACTCGTCCTTCGGGCTTGAGCGGAAGGCGAAGCTTGAGCCGCGCACGTCGCCCCGCGAAATCAACTCGACCACGTCGGCCGCCGACTTGGGCGGGTCGATCTCGTACCGCAGGCCGCGCTCATCGACGAACAGACGCATGGTGCCGCTGGTGGTTCGGCCGATGACTCGTTCATGGTTGTATTTGCCGAAGACGTCGGGGTTCGACCGCATGACATCGTCGAACGCGCCGCGCTCCACGATCTCGACGAAGCCACCTAAGTCCTGGGATTCCGACTCAAAGACGGCGGCATAGCCCCGAATGACCGTGCGGCCATTCTGGTCCTCTTTGACTTCAAGCCCCGGCACCTCGCCGATCAGGCGTCGCTCGAGTTCGCTCGATCCGTCCATGATCCAGTCACCTCCTCGTAAGACTTGCCACTGCGGTGGCAATCCAGAAGCAAATCCCGCGACTTCTCCATCCAGCCGGCCACGAAGCCGTCGATATCGCGGCCAGTAGCCTCTGCGGCGTCACACAGTTCCGTCCGCATCCGCTGCTCGTGCGTCTCCAGCCAGGCCGCCAGCTTGGCCGGCTTGTTGCGCCGCTCCAGAATCCCGTCGGCTTCGATAGCGGCGAGTCGCCGCAGCGTCGAAGTGAAGACGATTTCGGCGGCGCGCGACTCGCCGGCTGCGGCGGGGTCGGTCGGCACGGGGGCTTCGCTGGCCGGTTCGTTGGCCGGTTGCTCCGACGCCATCGTCGGCGCGGCCGTCGGGTTCCCCGGCGTGTAGTTCTCGAGCAGTTGCATATTGACCTGCACGAACCGCTTGTCGCCGCCATCGACTGGGTTGTAGCCGAGCTGCTGCCGAACCTCGTTCGTGCTGAAGACGCCGAGGTTCCACATTTCCCGAAGGAAGCTAGCCCTGGCGTTAAAGTCGCCGACGAGCAACGCCGAAACGTCGAACTGGGCGAAGTACCGCTTGTCATCCACGACCAAGTCGCGGCGGCAGCACGCCTCGAATCGCCGAAGGTGCGGCACCAGCGTGAATGTCACGAAGTCGATGGCCTGCTGCTCGACCGACGAATACGACGACTTCGTCAAATCGCCGATCATGTAGGCCGGCACCCGAAAGGCGCGGGCCACCTCTTCGATCTGATACCTTCTCGTCTCAATTAGGCGATTCGTGTCGTTGTTGACGCTCATCTCTTTGACATGAGCGCCATGCGGGAGGACGGCCGTTTTGTGCGAATTCTCTGGGCCGCGGTGCATATCCTCCCACTGCTGCCGGAGCCGCTGGAGCGTCTCGGGCTTCATGGGCTGATCGGTTTCGATGACCGTGCCAGCCCTCGCGCCGTTGCCGAAGAATGCACCAGAGTGCAGTTCCGTCGCTCGAGCCAGGGCGATCGCGTCCCGCATCAAGACCGTCGGGATGTAGCAGTTCACGCCGTCTGGCGAGAGGCCGCGGTAGGCAAAGACCTGATCCTGCCGGTAGAAGATCGGCGTCGGGCTGTTCGGCTCAGAGTAGGCGTATCGCAGCCGGCCGTTCTTGAGACGCTCTGGCTTCATCCGCGACGGGTGCAGCGGAATCAACTGGTCAACGGAGCCTCGCCGGCCAGGCTTGATCCAGGCATAGCCTACACCCCAGAGCATCTGCCACGACTGCATCAGCTCCTTGAACTCGAACGACGTCATCCAGTCGTTCGGCTCGTAGGCGAGCACGTCGTAGAGCGGGTGGTCCTCGGCGATCCGCTTGCCGTCGTTCGTTCGCTCGTAGAGGTGGAGGGGCAGGCTGGCGACTGATTCGCTGACCACCTTGACGGCGGCCAGGATCGCGCTGCACTGGAGACTCGCCTCCGGCGTGACGTAGACGCCAGCGGTCGTCTTCTTCTGCTCGATCATCTCCTCGAACACGCGGGAGATGCCGCTGCGCATTTCGACGATATCTTCGACTGCTTGCGTTTCGTCTGGCATCAGATGAGGAGAATGTTGGGTTCGTCGTCTTGGCCCTGTGCCTCCGCGGAGCACACGCCCAGCGGCATAATCAAGGCGACCGCGGCGTCAATTCGTCCGGTGGCGTGTGAGTGGCTCTTCGTCGGCTTAATGTTGCCCGCGTCGTCCTGCTTCACCTGCATATTGCTGATGTGGAGGGCCAGCGGCGGATTGCCCGCATGGCGGATTTTCTGCCCTAGAACCAGGGTTTCCAGCAGCTTTGTCGGGGCCGACAGGCTGGCGTACCCTTGTCCATACGGCTTGACATCGACCCCCTCATTGACGAGTTGCGTCGTCAAATGGGTGGCATTCCATCGGTCAATGGCAACAGACTTGACCCAGTTCTTCTCGCAAAACGAGAGAACGTAGTCGCGAACCACGTCATAATCCGTCACGTTGCCATCTGTAAGTGTAACAAATCCATCCTTGGCCCATTGGCGATACGGTGCCTCGTCGCGGTCGGCGCTCTCGTCGGGGATGAAGAGATGAGTGAACACGTCGAAGGAACCGTCCTCGTCGGGCCAGATCGCGCAGAACGCCGTCGTGTCGCTCGTGCTCGACAAGTCAAGGCCGCAGTAGCACGGGCGGCCCTCAGTCGGCCGCAGCGGCGAGTTGCACGCCTCCCACTGGCCTGTGCGGAAGAACTTGTTCGCGCCGTTGCTGACCCACTGGTTGAGATACAGGGTGCGGAATTTGACTTCCTCGGCAACCGACTCCTTGGCGAGCATCGCCTCGCGCTCCATGAACTCCTTGCGGACGGTGATGCCGTAGTTCGGATTCGCCTTCTTCCACGTCGATTCGGCGAATGGGTCGTCATCCTGATCGGCTGCGAAAATGCACGGCAGAAACGTCGGATCGTTGATGATCCCGTCGCGAACCTTGAGCGCCCGCTGCCACTCCTCGTAGCAGGGGCCGACGCGATCCATACCCGCCGTTGTTACATAGATGACGAGCGGCTCGTCTCTCATGCCCATGCCTGACTCTAGGACATCAACGAGATCGCGATTCGGCTGAACGTGATATTCGTCTACTATTACAACGCTCGGGTTGAACCCGTGTTTTCCCTTGTGCTCACTGGAAAGGAATTGAATTGTGCTGTTCTTGCCGGGGATAACAATCGACCCCTTGTATATCTTCGACCGCCGCTGCAAGCCTGGGCAGGATTCGATGAACCGCGAGGCCGCCGTGAACAAGAGGCTCGCCTGCTTTCGGTCGCCGGCCGCGATGAGAATCTGGCCGCCGTCGTCGCCGAAGAAGCCCTCGTAGGCGCCGATTAAGGCACAAGTCGCGGTCTTTCCGGCCTTCCGCGGCACAGCCAAAAGCGACCGCTGATACTGCCGGCTGCCGTCAGGTCGCTTCGTCTCGTAGAGCCGACGAAGATACTCCTCCTGCCACGGCTGGAGGCTGAAAGGCTGCCCTGCGAATCTCCCTTCGCTGTGCCGTAGCCACGCCGCGAATTCGCAGATGTCAGGCTTGCTTTCCAAAATACTTGTCGGTTGGGTCGTCAACCACCTTCACCGCGCCGTAGCCCAGGCGGGTGCGATCGGCCGGCGTGAGGCCGAGGACGGTTTCGAGCTGGCGCAGTTGTTCGTGGCAGTGATTGCTCTGGGACTGCCACTTGTTGGGCCGGCTGAAACGCAGTGAGCCGTCGGGGGCCGTCACCTCGATGTATCCGCATCCGTCTTTGGCGAGCTGCATCTCGGCATCCCGCCACCGATCCCAGATGATCGAGTAGCGGGCGATCACCTCGAGGTCGCTCTCGGCCAGTGTTCCCATGCGCTGCGTGTAGCCGCAGACCAGGCGGAACATCTCCTGCGCCGCAGGACGCAGCCACTCGGGCGGCGAGGGAAGGGCATCGACGGTGGTGCCAAGCTCCTCGCGGCCTTTGGCTTCGCGGGAACCTCGCATCGCGAGGATGTGCTTCGGCGTTGGTGCTGGGCCTCTGACCATAGTTGTGTTCTAGTGTAGGGGGCGGGGGGTTTGCCGCACAACGGAGTCGGGGTTTTGGGTCGGCCAGCGTTTTAGGCATACCCCCGCACGCGAACGCCCCCG